ATAAAACACATATATATTTAAAATCTTTAGAAGCGCCAATGCCTATTTATATTCATAAAGGATATGAATTTATAGATGGAAACGTGTCTATTACAATAAGTGAAGGAACAAAATTTAGAAATAATCCAAAAAGTGCTGTTCTAAAAAAATCTAAATATTATATTAATCAATGGGGTGATTTACATTTTAAAACTATAAAAAAATCTTTTTCAAAAGTTATAAGAAAAAGTAAAAGAGCTAATAAAATAAATAAAAAAACCCATATTTTATTTAATATTAATGGTAATATGGATGATGGATTTTTAATGTACAAAAAACTTTAAGATAAATTTTTATTTTTTAAAGTTTTTTTTTATTTGTATATTATATATGAAGAAGAGTTCAGTTAAGCCAGATTATGGAAAAATCGCATTAATTGTAATTATTGTAGTTATTGTTATAGCTATTATAGCAGGATTAGTTTATTATTTTACTAGAGACGAAGAATCAGATCCATTACCTGTACCAGCTCCAGCACCATATCCAGTTAACGCTAAACCTCCAGCTAAAAAACCTCCAGCTAAAAAACCATATGTGTTTATGCCACCTCTTTTTAGAAGACGACCACAACCTAAAATAATCCAGCCAAAAGTAAATGTTAAGGTTTCAACAAATAAAAAGAAAAATAATTCAAATAGAGCAACTAATTTAGGATTAGGATTTATGCTTGGAGCATCGCATGAAAAAATGAAAGAACAACAGACCGAAATAGAGGATTTAAAATGTAAGCAATTGCACGGTTCAAAATCACGATATAATCCATATACTAAATTATGTGAAACTGGTGTAGATAACGCAGTATCAGGAAATGGTGTACCAACTGATGTCGATAATAGTTTACCAACTGAACCAGCAAGTAATATTTCAGGAAACTTCGTCCCAAACACATCTAATACACCAACTAAAGCATCAGTACCTAATTTAAGAAATATTAATACAAGAGTAAATAATTTAAGTAATGTTGTTGGTACTAAATATCCAGTAATTGGATCTCAAAATAATGCACGGAAAGTTGTAGAGGAACAAACACAAAATACATATAATAATAGTAAAGGTTCGTTTGTATTTGATACAGAACAAGGTAATTTCCAAGTAAATAATACACATAAAGACCTCATTGATATAATAAGCAATAATAATAATATTAATATTAATAATGGTTATGTCAATACTGGTCATGTCAATAATGGTTATGTCAATACTGGTAATAATATTACTGTATTACCGCCAGGTATAACTTCATTTGAAGGTAGTACAGATGGTAATTTAAGCTATGCAGGAATGGACAATTCAAGTGTTAATGGTGGAATGCAAAATAACTTAGCAGTTAATGGTTAAGGTAATTAATTTCATGGATTTACACTAGATTTACATGTTTTGAAATCCTTTTTTGAAAATTCAGGTGATACAAATTTAACTTGGTCTTCAGGTATATTTAGTCGGTCTCCCCAATTTTCATATAAAAATTCTTTTAATTTTACACCCGAGTTTTCTACACTATAGTTTTTAATAAAATAATCACGTGGTTTATATTGATTATTTTTTATTCCTTTTAATAATTTATCGACTGCTTCTGATACATCTTTTTCATCATTAAAAAATTCACCTGTTTCTTCACCGACATATTTCCATCCCCCAAGAATATTACGATTTACTAAACAACTTAAATTATGTGCCAGAGCTTCACTTAGAACTCTTGGCGAAGCATCTTTTTCATTTGGAATAAATATAAATTTAGCTTTATTATACATTTTTTGAAAATCATAATAATTTAACATGTTTGTCGTTTCCATATAATTACAACCATTTGGTAATTCACAACCTTTTCTTCCAATAAGTAAACCCTTTAATTTATATTTATTACAGAAAATATCAAGGCATTTTTTAGCAAGTGTCCAATTTTTATTATAAGTCGCCCAATCATCACATGCCTCTTTTTTTTCATCTACTTTTAAACAAATATAAATAAAATCATAAATTTTTTCTTGTGATTCATCTGGTTTAGCAACATTACAATCAATCCAATCGGATTCGCTTGCAAATAATAATGGTGTGTCAGGAGGAAAGTAATTTTCAGGGTCTCTAAAACAATGCATCCATCCTTCACACATTTCTTTATATTTAAATTTGTCAAAATTATCTCCAAAATCTTCATTTGGATTCGTTGGATGATTTGGAAATTCTAAATAACTTGTTACACCTAAGAAAATACATTTATCTTTATTATCGTTATATGTTTTTAATTCATGTTCGCCTTGAAATGGTTTAGATAATAAAATAACATTTAGTTTATTGCCATTGTTATCAAATAAATTTACATATGGACGTTTAACTGTAGGTACTTCATATTTTGTTTCATTAACTAAATCTGTAAAGTTTTCTTTATTACACATTGAAATTAATAATATGATTGCTATTGCAATCATAAATAATAATACAAACATTTTTATATTCATTATAATTATAAAATATTTAAAAAACTTTTAAAAGTTTATTTTAAGAAATTTAATATAAAATATATAGATAGAATCTAAAAAATATGAAACCTAAAAAAAATAAACAATTAGACTATATTAAAGATGACTTGACTGAATTTGAGAAAACTGAAATATTAGACTATAAATATATTTATTATGTAGGAGAAATTAATGTTAAAATTAATAAACATATAATATATAAAAATTATTTAGATAATAAAAATATTTTTAGTAATAATAATAGATTTGTAATTAGAATTAATGATCATATAAGTTATAGATATAAAATATTAGAATCTTTGGGAAAAGGTGCTTACGGTGATGTTATAAAGGTAAAAGACTACAAATATACTAAAATTAGAGCTATTAAATTATTTAATAATATATCACATTATACTAAAGAACAAAATAATAAACTTTTTTTAAGAGAATTAGAAATACTTGAACTTTTATATGGGCGTTTTAATAAGGAGAAAAATGATGAATTATTTACCTTATTTTACAATGATAATGAATTTAGGAATTTTAATTTTATAACGTTTAAATTGTATTATGGAAATTTATATCAATACTTTCGTAAAATAAATGAGTCGTCAATAAATGAGAAACTAGTTATCATAAAAGATGTTTTGAATGCTTTATTATTTTTAACATCTGAAACTCCGAAAATAATTCATGCTGATATAAAACCTGAAAATATTTTATTTAAATCCAAAGATTCATTTCATATTGTATTAGGAGATTTTGGTTTATCTAAAATTCTCAAAAATGATTATAAAAATTATAAAAATCTTATCCAAACACGGTGGTACCGAAGTCCTGAAATTATATATAAAATACCATTTAACGAAAAAATAGATATGTGGAGTCTTGGATGTATAATTTATGAATTAATGGCTAGTAGACCACTATTTAAATCTTATAGTGATAAAGACCTACTTGTATATATTCATTATATAATAGGAATACCAACACGCGAATTTATAAATTCACACGAAAATATAACATTATTTTATACAGATAAATATAAGCCTATAAATATAATAAATGAAAAAGAAAAATTATTAATACCTGGATATGGGTGCAATTTATTAGATCGATATTTTGAATTTAGCGAATCAAATGAAGATGAAGAATCAACTGAAAATAAAAATGAAGGCCAAATTAACTATAACTTAACTCGACTTATATATAAATGCTTAGATTATGATGAAAAAACACGGATTTCAGCTAAAGAAGCATTAGAAATTGTTAATGATTTATAGGATTTATTTACAACAGTTATAAATAAATCCTATAACTATTAATATTATACTTACCATTAACGCTATAATATAGTAAATATAAAAGTCCCATAAGTTTTTATTATCATTCTTGTAATAAACTTCGCATTCGCTATCTAATTTATTTATTAAATAAATATTATAAATCATACTACCAATGATACATAGAGACGGAATTATTAATGAACTTTTTTTAACACATGATAAAGAATACATTAACGTATTTATAATAAATATTCCCATACTTATAATACCAACTATAATTCCATAATTTATATTACCACAATCATAATCTTTAAAATTATTAAATACTTGAACCCCGCCACCAACTAAAGTACCTGTACTAATTAATCCAGTTAAAATTAAAATTCCTCCCAATAAAGTAATATTAGAACAAATACCCATTATTTTTTATTAATTTTAATTATGACTCGTTTTATATGTTTAAATACTTTAGTTAATATAATATATGTCTGATATTTCTATTAAATCACAAGTTAGCGACAGCTTATTTTTGAGTGTTTATCAATATCCAAATTGGTTTAACAAAAAAAAGTATATATTTTATAATAGAATTCTTGAACGGCTTATAAGATTAAGTTCTATACACACAAAGGCATCACTATATTATGAAAAAATGAATTTTAATATATTTGGACCATCTATTACTATTACAGCACTCTCTGGTATAGCATCATTTTTATCTACATCACAATATGTTTCGGAAGGAGTTCAAAACGGTTTTGGAATAGGAGTAGGTATTGTTGCATCAATTTCATCTGTATTACAAGCATTAGCGGGTGCATGTCAGTACAGTGCTAAAAAAGAAGCACATCGAACAGTTGCTGAACAATATAATAATCTTATTATATCAGTTAAGTTTGAAATAGAAATGCCTAATGAAGAAGATTTTACAGATAAATTAGAAGTACAAATATTAGATATTCAAAGTAAATGTAATTATTTTGTTCCCCAATTTATAGTTGATGACTATGATAAACAACATAAAGTAAATAATGAGTTAAATAATGTGTTAAATGGTTCAAATAGCCATACTATATCGAATGATTCCACATTTTCAAATTTACATAATGAAAATGTAGTTATAAATATAGATGATAAAAATTATAACACATTCCATGATACAGGTATATCAGAAAATAGTCTTAATAGTGAAAAAAGTAATACAAGTGTAAATAGTAATAACACAGAAGAATATGTTGATGGAAATACTAAGACAGTTATAAATAGTAGTGAAACAAATACATAACTGTCTTAGTATTAATTACCGTCCAAGACTTAATAACCGAACAAATATATTCCATATATCTAAGAATAGTTTTAGAGATTCGCTTATATAATCTGCCACAACACATTTTGTAGCATTAATCTGTAACCGTTTAGTATCATACAATATAAATATCATAAAAATACCAACTACAAAATATGATATTAATCTAAACCACTTTGACGAGGTTGTATAACCTTTATTAAAAATAAGCATTAACACTTCAAGCACTATGACTCCAATAAGCGATGCCAATAATACTGGACCCCAAGAAAGAGAAATGAGATCAGGTCTTATATATGCTACTGCTGATAATCCAATAAATAATAATATTGTAGTTAGCATTGTTGATGCGATATAACCTTTTCTATGTGTGTAAAGACTATACATTGGATAGAAGAGTAATCCCATTAAAATAATAAACATAAGCCATACGATATGTTTTATTACTATTTGTTTAGGCGATATTTTATGCATTGCTACAATTGATATAAGGATTAATATAAATACACCAAAAAATAATAATAGATTTGGTTGGAATAGGACATTCTTATATTCCATGATGAGAACTTGTAACGCAAGGAGAATTAGTGTTAGTATAATGTATAAATATGTATTTAATATATAGCGATTACACACAAATTGTCCATCTGTAATAGCACTATTTGCTATACCAAATATAACACATACAAATATTAATATCCCAACAAAAATCTGTAACAATAATTTATTCATTATAATATTGAAATATTATTAATATAATTTAGTTACATTTTCAAGTGTTTAAAAATAAATTAATTTTCATACTCTTTAATTCTTTCTTGAACGTCTACTTTATTTCTACTTTTATATTTACGTGATAATTTAAATATTTTTGAATACCATTTTTCACATTCTAATTGAAATATATCTTTAAACAACGGAAAGTGATGACAATATATAACTGATATTAGCCACCGTGTAAAATTTACACTATTTTTTTCATTGTCATAATCACTATAATTATAGAGATCTTCGTCAATTTGGACTATAAAGAATATTGCAACGGAATTTAATATAGAATCAATAATAGAATCAGAATTTAGTATAATAAAAAAATTTACTAATGGTATACCTAATGGTAAAATGAAGTTTGAAAAGAAATCAGCCCACCAATTATATTGGATGTGATATTTTTTCATCGTAATTTTCCTTTTTTCATAGTATATCATACTTCGTTCTCCCTTATCTAATGCCATCTCAGGATAATCATCATAAATCCGTATTAAAAACTTGTACAAATAGCGCGAGTAGAAATATGATTTTATAGTATTATAACTATATAGTAACGATAAAATAGTGGATAATATTGATATTACAATAATAATTGGTTCATCAGTTGTAGCATAATCCTGTGTTACACTATACACAAGAGAACCTAAACACACATATTGAATGATGAGTGTAAATATGCCAATAAAAAAACATTTATACGAAAATGAACTTGAACGTAATGAATAATTCCAAAGATTATTATTTATAGAACGTTCTTCAAAAATATTGAGATATTGATAAATAAATACTATAAATCTAAACATATTCATTTCTATAAAAGCCTTATTTTGTTCTTCCTTTTGGATTGATTGATATATTAGCTCATTATCATTTGTATTGGATTGTTGCTTCATATCATTTAAATTAAGTATAAAATGATCATCATCTATTAAAATATTATTATTCCATATGTTTAATTTGTCTGCTATATAATTAAAATTTTTTTTAACTACTAAATAATTATCATAATAATTAGTTGTTAATATTACTTCTTCTTCAGTTTTCTTTACACTTCCACTCAAATCGGTATGAGCCATACATAGAAATTCACTTCTGCTATTATACAATTCTAAAAAATTAAACTTCCATTTGCTGTATAAACTATTTTTTTGGTTGTTAGTATTAAAATAAGTTGAAACTGGTTTGCATAATAAACTAATAAAATTTTCGGCTGGTTCTATTAAATAACAATTTAAAGTCATTATGAATTCTTATAATTTATAATGATTATGTCCTTAAATTACATATAAATACATTTTATTTTCAAAATTCAAATAATTATTGTCAACCAATTTTCCTAATGTTTTATTTATCAACTCATCATCATAATCATATTTTGATTTTATCATTTTTAGTAATTCACCTTCTTCTAACAGATTAATTCTCTTAACTGTCCTCACAATAAATAATTCTAAAAGCTCTTTTTGCGAAAAAACAATTTCATTTTTATTTTTCTGTTTCATTTTTTTATATGTAATATTATTTTTAATTACCAATGTATCACTCTTAAGATTGAATTTCTTATTTAATTTAAATGTGTTGTCTTCTTCACAACGCTTTATTAATCTATAATGACACAATATTTCAAGATCTTTTTTAGAATAGGAATCATTTAATTCTATAATATCTTGTGTATTAAATTCGTACAATATAGTTGCTAAATTTAATGCGCATTCTATTTCATAGTCCTTATTTTTAGTAAAATAATCTAAAGTACATGTTGACAATTGATGATTCCAATCTAATTTTTTATTTTCATATTTACAATTATAAAATGTAGTAAAATCTGTTTTAAATGTATTAAATGTACTATTAAATTCATGATTTGAAAAATCATCTGTTTTTGGAGAAATATTCCACATACCATCCGTTGTGATAACTAAATTGTTATTTTGTTGATAAATAGTATTAAATTCATTTGACAAATGTTTAGAATTTAATAGATCTTTTTTTATAATATCTAATTTGTATAACAATCGAGTATTTAGATTATCATTTAAGCTATTAATAATATTTATTTCATGATTTATATATGCTTCATTAAAATTGTAATAGTATAACCTTTTTACTAAATAATTTTTATAGTAAATAAATATACTATCATCATCTTTTTCTACAAAACTGTTAAAATAATTTATAAGCATTTTATGGAAATAATTGATTGGTAACAAGTTTTGTTTATAGATATGGCTTCTAATATATTTATCAATATTTTCTATTGTTGATTTAGGCTGTTTAAAATGGGACTCAAAACACGTGTATACATTTTTAAAAATAGTTGCATTATTATAATCTGTTTGCCAATCTATTTTATCAACTATCATTGTTATAAAATAATAGACATCTAGTATGTCTGGAAAAATTTTAGAACATATAATTAATCCATTTAGCCATTTTGTAAAAGAATCTTTAATATATTGTGTATCTCCACAATACAATATAGTTTTTTTTAAAGATGTATAGAATGATTCATTTATAGTGTAATTTGTTCTAAATGCTTTAAAATCAAATTCATTTAGTAATGTTGAAAAATCTATTTTAATTATAATTTCATATTTATCGAGTATAATAGATTTGAATAAAATAGTATAATCTTTGTTTAAAATATCTAAATTTAATTCATTTAATTTAGTGGTTTGAAAAGTATTAACATCATGAATATTGTCTAAAAAAATATGTTCTTCAGTAATACTTGTCTCAAATTTGATTAACGATTGTTCTAAATAAGTTAATACTGTATTACCAATAGTGTTTCTAAAGGTATTTTGATGGATTAGATTTTTATTCATACAGTAAAATATTGTATCTAACAATTCCGATAAATAATATATATTATCATCATCATCGGTTGATATTTGTTCTTTATTTTTATAATCTAAATAATAGCATAATTTAGTATTTACATATTTAACAAGTTTAAATGTAACATTTTCATACCATTTAGATAATCCAAATTGTACGAAGCAAATATCAGCGTAAGTTGTATCCAATCTAGTTAATTCACCTTTAAAATACTCCATTAAATTATTTATGGTAATAAGCCCTTCATTAAATATATTGAACTCAATTAAAAAGGTTTGTAGAATCTCTTTACTACTTTCTATTTTTTCAAACACATTTATTAAAAATGAATCTAATATATTTCTTACTTTTTTAATTATATCATTATAAAATTCTATTAAGTCTTTACGGCTATCTTTATGTTTATATTTCTGTATTTTTATACTGTAATCATACAGTTCTCCATAGAACTTTAACTGATCTATATCATTATTATAAAGAAGTTTGTTGAATGTAGATTCAAGATGTATGAAGAATTCTGTATTTATTTCCATATTAATATATTCTTTTTTTAAAATAATTTTTTGATATAAGCTTTTTCTTAAAAAGTATTTTAAAAGTTTAAATCAATTTTAAAGAAACTTTTTAAGAAAAAGGTTGACAAAAAATATTGTTTTGGGAAATCTATGATTTATGCTTTTTTAAATTTTTTTAAAGTTAAAAGCTTCTTTTATAATACTTTCTGTATTTACAAAGCTTATACATGCGTCAGTAATAGAAACCCCTTTTTCTAATTTATCTTTTCCCAAATAATCTAATGATTGTCTGCTTCCATGTATGTTTGATTCGAGCATAATTCCAATAATAGAATTATTTCCATCGTTTATTTGCTTCATTACATTTTCAAATACAAACGGTTGATTATAATATGTTTTCTCCGAATTACCATGCGAACAATCTATCATTATTCGTGGAATTAAACTCTTTTTTTCCATTATTTTTTTTACTATAGCAACAGAATTAGCTCTATAATTGGGGCCATTTTTATCCCCTCTCAAAATAGTATGACAATCATAATTTCCCTTTGTTTTTATGATGCACGCATCTCCATCATCATCTATTCCCATAAAACAATGTTTATTCTTGGCACTGATTATAGCATCAGCACATATATCTATGTCACCAGATGTACTATTTTTAAACCCAATTGGCATCGATAATCCTGAGACAAGTTGGCGATGAACTTGACTTTCAGTAGTACGAGCACCAATAGCTCCCCAACTAATTAAATCTGAAATATAATGAGGTGTAATAGTATCCAAGAATTCTGTTCCACACGGCATTCCAATTTTATTTAAGTAAATTAATAACTCTCGGGCATAATATAATCCGGTTTTGATATCATAAGTATTATCTAAATGAGGATCATTAATAAGACCTTTCCAACCCACAGTTGTACGAGGTTTTTCAAAATAAACGCGCATCACAATCAAAAACTTATCTTTCACTATATCAGCCAATTTTTTTAACATTAAACCATATTCTTTTGCTTCTTCTATATTATGAATAGAACATGGTCCTACAATAAATAATTTACGAGGATCTTTATCATATAAAATATTTTTTATATCATTTCGGGTTTTAAACACAAATTCTTCAACATCAGATTCTAATGGTAATTTTATTTTTAGTTGTTTTGGAGTTATTAATTTATCAACACTTGATATATTGATATTAGATATTTTAGACATTATAATAAATAGTTAAAGCAAACTTTAAATAAACTTTTTAGAAAAAGTTTAGATCAAAAATAAACTTTTTAAAAAAGTTTTAACAAAATAAACTTTTTAGAAAAAGTTTAGACAGAAGATAAAAATGCTGGTGATTTGTGTCTATTGTATTGTGTTACATTATGTTCTTCCATTTTTTTATTTATTTCTTCAAGATGATTTAAATAATCATAGTAAATTTTATTTTTCTTCTCACAACAAAACCATCTATAAATTTTGTCGCATGTTGAAAGGTTTTCTTCAAATTCACGGTGTGGTTTAACCCAATGTTTATCAACATAATCTATATTTTTATGAGCAAACGCATTTTTTACATAATGATTTAGCAATTGTCGTTTATAATAAACTCGATCTTTATATTGAAGAATATTTTCATATGATTCTCGTACATTGCACATATAATCATAAATTTCATTTTCATAATTAGAAATAAGATTTTCCCAAAGCTCTAAATTACTTTCATCAATATCAAAATTCTTAATTTTATGCCGTGTCTTTCGTGATTTATTTATAATATATGAAAAGTTCTCAAGTATTTTACCAATAGATTCTTTAGTATCATCCATTTTGAAGAAACGCATTATAGATAAACTAATAGCAATATAGGTTGCAAATAATATTGGGAGCACTGAACCAACAAAATCATGTAGTTCATATAATGCATTTAAGGTTTCAATAAAAGTAATAAGTGCCGAAAAAACAATAACGCTTATTTGAATACAACTGATTTTAAATGAAATTGAATCATATTTTAAAGATAAAATTGCCTTATTCTTAGAAGCTGTGTCTACACTTTTTTTTATTTGAATGCTTCTCTCATCTTGGTCTACTTGATAATCTCTTATTTTTGTTTCAATATCTTTAACAATGATTGATTTTTTATTTATCATTACTTGATTTGTATCTGTATCATCTACTGCTAAAACCATATTAGTTTCTTCTAAAACTCCAGTTTTTACACTTTCAATAGTATTAGCACTTACTTCTCCGATATAAGTATTCACCGTTTTATCATTAGCATTTACTTCGCCGATATAAGTATTCAATGTTTCTTCTCCATTATCTAAATATTCCATAACTAGGAAATATAGAGTAATAATCTTTAAATAAATTGTGTTATTATTATATATGTCAAATGTATATAAAAAAATAAATAAAAAAAGTAGAAAAGGTAAAATTACTAAATTAATGAAACATTATAAGGATCCACGTAATAATATGTTATGGAAAGCAAATCGAAAAAGATCAATTAAATTAACAGATTGGCATAATACTCTTTATTCGCCTGAATTAAATCAACAAACATTAAATAATGTTCCAACCAAAGTTGTATTATCAACACGGAAGACTGTACGTCAGGGCATAGTTAAAACAGATTTTTATGAACATCAATTAACACAAAAAGATAAAAAAATAATTGCCAGTAAATTAGTTCAAAAAGAAGAATCTAAAAATACGTATAAATTACGTAAAATAGAAATTAAGAAACGCATTTTAGATAATATTTTGTTTTCGGATTTAGGTGGTAATACTCATAGTATAGGAGAATATTATAAAGATTATATATCAATTCCAAATAAAATTTCTAATTCTAAAATAAAAGAAATAGTAAAAAAATTATTTCATATAGAAAAATCTACTAACATAGTATTTAATCCACCTAATAATAATTTTAATATAGATTTTAAGTCTGAAAAAAAACATGCAGGTAAACTATTTAAATTAAGGAATAATAAATTAAAAATAGTAATACTACTGTCCTAATGCTAATTGACCAATAGCACCCAATCCTTCAGCTGCAAGTAATCCTTCCGGAAAATAGTTGGCAAGAGCCGCCTTAATTGCTGTAATTGACGCAGTAGATATTAATTTATTACGAGCTGACTCTGTAGCAGCATCTGTTATAGCTTTTTGTGTTACTGAAATAGCTGTTTTTGTAGCAGCTTCAATAGCTGCATTTATAGCAACTCTTAATGCTTCTTTACTTAATTCTTCTCCTGTTTGTAATGCTATTTGTGCAGCAGTTTCAGCTGCA